TTAACAATGCAAGGGCTCAAGAGTACGCAGCTAACTCAGCTCGTCAGCTTGGTTGGGACCAAGCAAAAGCCCAGATGGGCACCAATCTTTCAAATCAATTAGCACAGATTGGTTATGGTGCAGACATTGAATTTGAAAGACAGAAACAAGCAAAAGATTTAGATTATAATAGGTTTGGTCCCAAGGCATCAGCTCAAATGCGAGAGGATGCTCGGGCTGCTATCGGTGCGCAACAAGATCCTTTATTTAAAAGTGCTGCGTTTCAAAACTTAATGAACGAAACGCGGAAGAAAGGATTTGAGATGGTTGCCCCTGGAGCGGCAATGTTTGGAGATACTGCATTTAGTAAAAAATTCACTGGAATGATCTAAGAATTATGGGCGGCTCTTCACCACAGGTATACAACCCTCCAGCAATTCCAAAGGATGATACCTTTGAGAAGTATCTTGCTTATCAGCAGAAAAAAGAAGGTGTTGCAGAAGAACGCGCTGCAACTGAAAGAGCAGAAACCAAAGCAGAGGCTGCTGCACGTAAAGCTGCTGGTGCCGCTGGTTACTCCGGCCTAAGAACTGGTGTTGAATCACAGATGCGTCAGGGGCTTCTTGGCTACGAATCAGCTACTCAGCAGCTACGTGACTACGCCTCTAAATATGACATGACGCCGCCGGAAACGGATGTTGCGTCATTAACTGATGTCTATACAAAAGAGTTGCTCCCTGGTCGTAGGAAGACCGGTATTAAAGCTGCCTACGAAGAAACCCTTGGTCGTCAGGCAACAGAAGATGAACTTGGTAAAGCAACTGAACGTTTCAACCAAGGGTTCTATACTACTAACCAAGATCTTGTTAGCTCACTTACCAAGGGCTCTGAGTACCAGGACAAGTTTAATAGTAGCTACCTAGATAACTACTATGACACAATGTTCGGTAAGCAGACTACCGACGCAGCAGGTAAAAAGACCGGAAAGCGTGCATTCACATTTGACAAGAGCCTTCTTCCCAGCTATGGCGGAGACCTGGCAAGTAAAACCAAAATCACTACACCTAATTTTGGTAGTAGCTTTACTGGTACCCCAGCAGAAATTGAAGACCAACAACAGAATGTTAAAGATACCAGGCAGTATCTGTACAGTGCTGGCTTAACAAATCTTCAAGGCGAGATTGATTCCAATACTCAGAAGATTAAAAACGAAGGCTTGAAAGAACAACAAAAGATTCAATCGTTTGGTAATGTTGCTTCAAATCTGGTCTCTGGTTTCTGGAGCTAATATACCTTTGCTATAATTTGTATAGTGAAAAATTTTTACAATGGCTGACGCACTTACCAACACCGGTACTGATACCTCCAAGGATTTTGACATTAACCGTTTTGAAGAATTGCTTTCCCGCCTGGAAGCATCAAAAGGTCGTCAACAACGTCAGAAGTCTGTTGAAGGCCGTAGGGACATCTTCTCCCAGGGCCTTGCTAGCATGATGGGTAACTTCTAATTTTTTCTTGAGAGTTAATTGCCATGCCCAGTAGCGTGCCCGCAGGCCAGACAGATGTTGATGACTGGTTTGATTTAGACAAGTACAAGCAAGCTGCTGGTGTAGCATACGAATTCTCCAAGAAGAAGGCGGAAGATGTTGGATCCCAAGAACGAGAAACTATCGGCAAGGGCGCCCAAGAGCAGCGTACGTCAGCGGAGCAAGGACAGCAGTTTAAGCAATCCGACGAAGCCCGCGATTACGGACAGGCCCAGCGAGCTTATCGATATTGAGGTATTTGATTACTGGGTAGACAATTTAGATTGTTCTGTCCAGGAGTCATTTATTGCTTTTGCTTCTGATAATTATTCATTAATTGAAGTCTTCCTCTACGCTCGTTTCCTTGGTTACAACGGCAGCATTGTTGCGTGTGAAGCTTGGGTAAAAAGTAAGTACAAGAAGCCGGATCATCGTAAGACTCTTCTGTACGAAATTGAAGAGATGCAAGAAGACATCCGCAAGTTGCGGGAGTCTATGGAGATGCCGGGAGAAGGTAATGTCAAACGAGATCACGGTGTTGCTCGCATTGCTGGTATGCAACGTGAACTACGTGGCACCATTGCACAAGTAGAAGAGTTTACTTCGGTCAAAGATCGTAAGGGCCTATTGATGGCTGGTGCCGACAGGGCAATGCGCGAAGTTGCATTTATCTTTAAAGACGATCCAATTGAAACCCCTCTGGAAGAAGCAATTATGAGTGTGTGGGCCAGAATGCAACTGGAAGAATAAATAACAGTATACTTAAACAAGAGCTATCTTCTAACCATGGCCGTAGAGAAAAAGTTTGTTCCTGGCAAGGGCCTTGTTCCAGTGGGCAAGGAAGAAATGGGTAAGAAGGGCGCACCAGTTCCTCCTAAAAAAGGAGCAGTTCCCCCCAAGAAAGGAGCTGTGCCTCCCAAGAAAGGAGCACCTATGCCTCCCGCTAAAGGCAAAGGTAAGCCTGTACCTCCCAAGAAGAAGTAAAGATGGGCGCAGGTAAGGCTATTCCCTTGGCAGGTGATAACGCCACCTCCAAGCAAAACATCCAAGGGCGAGTTGGCAGCATGGCTGAATCTGTAGGCGTTAAGCGCCCAGAAGCCGCTCCAGGTGGCCTACCGCCTGTTGGAGGAGGAGTAGGATCAGCATACGGTAACTACGCCCGTGAGCAGCAACGTCGTGGCGCTCAGCCGCCAAGGCAACCAGGCTTCTCTGGTGGAAACATTCCCTCTAGGCGTCCAGGAGAATAATCATGGCTAAAGGTAAAATGCCTCCTCAGTTTCTTGAGTACCTCAAGAAGAAAGAAGCTAAGAAGGAGGATGGCACTGAGATGAACGACAAGGAAAAACGTAAGGCAGCTCTAGACAAGGCTAGGAAATATCAAGAGCAGAAACGTAAAGCTAAAAAATAAGCTAGTATTTAAGCATAGTTTGATTACCTGCTGTGCCCGCTTATACTTACCTGGCACATCGTCGTAATGCTCGTGCTGCAACAAAAAACTTTAAACTTAAAGAAAACAAAAACCAAGATAAGCTAGATCTTGCAAAGGAAGATTTTGGTTATTTTTGTGAGTACGTAGCAGATAAACCACCGGCAGAGCATCATAAAGAATGGCATAAGCAATTCATAACCAACCAAGATAGCTCTTGTTTGATAAAAATTGCTGGTCCAAACATTGACCTACTTGCTCCTCGCGGTTCAGCAAAGAGTACAGTTCTAGGTTTGCTTACAGCCTGGGCAATTGGAATTCACACTACTGCCAAACTTCCGCTCCAAATTCTTTACTTGTCTTATACGGTAGACATTGCTCGTTCCAAGTCTGCAACTATTAAGCGCATCATTGAAAGCAAAAGGTATCAAGAAGTTTTCCCTAGGGTACGTCTCCTGAAGAACGTAACCAGTAATGAATACTGGTCTATTGACCATAAATTTGCTGGTATTGAAGTAATTGGTGATGAACAATTTACTCTTTGTGCTGCAGGCTTGAAAGGTTCGGTGACCTCTAAGCGTTCGCACTTGGTAATGATTGATGACGCTATCAAGTCAGCCGCAGATATCTCTAACCCTGACATTAGAAAAATGATGCAGGATAACTGGAACGCAGTGATTTCACCAACCATGTTTGAAGGTGCTAGGGCAATCTGCCTTGGTACCAGGTTTAGGCATGACGATATTCACTCGACAACATTCAATGAACAAAACAACTGGATGCAAATTGTTTTATCTGCTATTCAAAATGATGTTAAAACAGGAGAAGAGAAGTCATACTGGCCGGAGATGTGGCCCTTGGAATACCTAAAGGAAAAGAAAAGGCAAGCACCTATTGCATTCTCTTTCCAGTACATGAATCAAGTCATACGACAAAATGAATTGTCCTTGGCACCAGAGTTAATTGTTAAGGCAGAAATCTCAACAGAATTTGACGCCCTTGGTATTGGCGTTGATCTTTCCGCTGGAATCAAAGAGAAAAACGATTACACCGTAATGATTCTTGGAGGACGTATTGGAGACCGTATACACATCATTGATTACCGACGCATCAGGGTCATGGGAAACCTAGAAAAACTAGATGCCATGAAGGAGCTTTTAAACGATTGGTCTATTCTTGGTTGTGATGAAAACGGTGCGTACTTCCCAACATACTCAACGTGTGATATTTGGTCAGAAGCCGTACAATACCAGGCTTCCTTGGAGGCCGACTTCAAACGTGTTTGCTTGAATAACGAAGGACTCTACAATCTGCTTTGGCACCCAGTGAAAGGGTTCCGTGCAGATAAGCTTGCACGATTCCGCGGCATCATTGGCATGTTTGAAGACCGTAAGATCATCTTCAACCGTTTCAGGAACTTCAGTAATCTCTTCGAGGAACTCACTAATTTCGGTGTTAGTAGTCATGACGATTGTGTCGACGCCTTGGTATGGTTGGTCACAGGCTTAGCTAGGAAAGGAAACCTCCATCTCGATTACTAAAGCCTAGAATAGAAGAAAAGTTTTAGTCATGGGTCCAGAATATTTAGCGTTATTTGTAACGTTGGCTATATCAGGCGTCTCCGGAGGGAGCTGGACCGCCAATAAAATTTTAAATCGTTTTTCAGTACGAGCAAAGCAAATTGACAACGCATTGGCAAACCAAGAAAGAGAGTTAGATAAGCTAGAAGAAAAGGTGAACCGCATGCCCTGGACTACGTTTTGAAGGTAGACTTCTTAAGGGAAATTACAGAAATGCACGACAATTTTAAACAGATCAACATGAAGCTTGATAAACTTGTGGAAAAGCTATTAACAAAATGAGCTACATCCTGGAAATCCAAGAAGACGAAAACGGGGAATCGTTTATCACTTTTCCGGATGACATCATAGAAACCCTTGGCTGGCAAGAAGGT